ATTTACCTTTTTAGCGTCACCAGAAACAAACATAGCAACGTGACTTGTAGGACATTGAGATGACCCTTTATTCCATATTATCCAATCGCCCTTAACTGCTTCTTTGTAAGGAACTTTAGTAAAATACTTTTCTACTCCATTTGAACCATAATTAGTCCATAGTCCATAAGCATATCCACAACTTCCACAATTAAAGTCATATTTGCCATATAAATCGTAAGTGAACTTCTTGATACCATCTACGCATTGAACACCTGCAACCTTATCCATATCGTATTGCTTACCTTTTGTGTTCTTAATAAATGTATCTGGCGATACAAATTTTACCATTTTATTCCTCCTCCAACTCTGGAAGTCCTGCTATTGAAGTTAGCAATGATAATAAACCAGCTAAACCACTAGCACTTAAAATCATTAACCAATTTACTTCGTTAAATAAAGTCGCAGTTCCAATAGTTGCTATTGCTGTTTGAGCTATTGTCTTTATTGCTCTTATTCCAGCACATTTTACCCATTTCTTCCACCATTCTTTACTATACTTTTCCATAATATACCTCCTTATTTAGATTATATACTATCTTCTAGTTTTATGCAAAAAAGTGCCTAGATATTCTAGACACTCTAACTGAAGGAGTTGAGGAGGTAAATGAAGAAAACCTCCTCTACCTTAATTATATTGTAATTTACACTTTTATGTAAACAAAAAGAGTGTATTTCTACACTCCACTATAAAGGGGTTTGTTGTGTTACACAACTGCGTTAAAAATGATAAACGCTAAAATATGGCACTTCATAAGTACCATTGAATAGACAATAATAATGGAATTGCACCATTTACTCAACCTACTTTATCAGCTTGCCTCACTTTTTGGCTTATCACTATCTACTCAATGCTACCTATAAAGGCAGCACGACTAATTGTTTTTACTTTATGAAAAAAGAACACGAGCAATTTAAACTATTTAATAATCGCAATATCAGACATAATAATATTGCCTTGCTCAAATAAAGTATAGCAAATAATAAAAAATAAGTCAACACAAAAAGGACCGTATCGTCCTTTTTCTCGAGTTCTAACTTGGAGGTGAACTCAACGCACTTAATATTGATGAGGAGTGATTATATCTCATCTGATTTAAGTATAGCACACTTTTTAATTTTCGACAAAATATTTCCAAATTTTATTCTCTTTTGCGTCTATATCGTCTATCCAAGCGTGTGCCATTTCTATGTAAGTTTCTGTTTCTTCTAGGCTTATTATGTCTTTGTAATCGTTTGCTAGAGAGTTTAAAACAACATACATATCTTCTAGTCTATGTGTATCATTCATTATTGCTCCTCTAACTTGTTCCATACTCCAATATTCTCCAAGAGGTTTCATATCTTCTACTATTTCTTTTGCCATCTCTTCGTCTATTTTGTAAGAATAAGCCATTCCTTTTATTTTGTTCTTGTATTCCTTAAACTTACGATAGTCATTCTCTTTCATAGAATATAGGCTATCTATTAAGATTTCCCCCAAACATTCCATATCTTCTTTACTACCATTGTTAACTATTCTCTCTAAGTAATCTTTCATTTCTTGCTACCTCCCACACTATTTGTTTGAGTTGTTGTAGTTTCAGTCCCTCTAGGGTTAATATTGCAACAAGATTGAATTACAAATTGCCCATTTACATATCCTTCGTTTTCATTACCATATCCTATTGGATAGTTTACTCTACGATTTAATTGATTTGCTAGTATTTGGTTTCCATATTTGCATAATACTGGTATATTGTTTTCTCCTACTTGTATAAATATTGGATAGTTTGCTGTTGCTTCTGGTATGTTACAAGCAATAATTAAGCGATAATTTCCTGTATTCACAAGCGTTTTAATAGTTTGATTAGGTATTAAGACAACATCGTTTGTTCCTGTTGTTAAGTTAGAACATATTATTGTATTATTCATATTTTCTCCTTTCTAAAAATAAAAGACTAGACCTATATCGTCTAGTCAATATAAGTCGAACTATACATTAGTATAGTGAAGTTCCACAACCACAACTATAATAGCAAGGTGGCTTTGGAGCAGTTACAGCTAATTGAGAGATTAAATACTCGTTTTGCTTTAGATTTGAGTTCTCCCCACGCAAAATTGTGATTTGGTCAGAAAGAGCGTCAATCTTGTTCTGCATTATCATATTTCTTGTTGCTTGGTTCTCTTGTACTACTAAATTACCAATACTGGCTATGCTATTAGATAATTGTTGAGAAGCGTCTTTCATAAGTAAAGCATTGTCATATTTCCCCATTAATACTGCGTCATTTACAGTTGCTACTTGTGAAGATAAACCTCTAATAGCACTATCTGTTGTTTGGTTGTATAGACCTAGTTGTAAATCGCTTAATTGTAAAGTAGTTCCTGTGTTGTTTCCAAAACCAAAACCATTACCATAACCAAATATTCCTGCAATAATAAGAAGTCCAATTAGTCCACTCCAATCAAGACCTATTCCATTCGTTCCGTTCATATAGTCCTCCTTTCATAATATTTATATCAACTCTACGAGTTAATAACACCTTTTAATTGATTTACTTGTTCTTGTGATACTCCCTTTTCTTTCATCAAGTCTTGTAATGCTTGTTCTCTATTAGGGTTGTTTAAAAAGGCTTGTGCCATTTGTCTTTGTTGTGGTGTCATCATATTCATAATTGCTTGTTGTGGGTTACCACTTTTCATAATTTGTTGTATTAAATTGAAGTTCATTTGTTCCTATTCCTTTCTTTTAATTGTTCTTCTAAGTCTTTAATTCGTTTCTTTAATTCATCGTTTTCTATTTGTTCTTTTGTCTTAGGTAAGATGATTTGATACTCTTTTATGTCGCCGTTAACTTCCTTAATCGTTAAAAGGGCATTTTCAAGGCAAATAAACGCTGTTTTCCTTTGCACGAGTATTTCCTTTGGGTTATCGTCTTTCGTTACCATACGAGCCTCAAAATCAATTGTAGGGGCATTCCCTACATTAAATACATTCATTGGCATTTGTTGATTAGGCATTTGATAGTTTTTTAACATATCATCTATCTTTTCTCTTTGCCTCATTAGATTATCAACCATATAACTATTTTGATACATTTTTACCTCCTATAACATAAAAAAGAGACCTGCGTTTACCGTAACTTTTCAAATTGCGTTTTAAACAACTCTATTAAGTAGCATTTCTCCTTTCTTGATTACATTTTCCCACAAAAAAAGAAGTAGCTTCTTTCTACTTCTTATCTCGTTTCTTTTATAAAAATGTCAGATAACTCTCATTATCTTTTTCTTAATTTTCTTTAATTCCCTATTTATCGTACTTTCGCTTACATTTTCAAGCATAGACATTTTAGTAATGGAATATTCTTTAAGTCTATATTCGAATATCCTCTCTTGTATTTCGCTAAGGTATATCTTGCTTTTAATATCTTCTACTTCTTGTTTTGTAAACTCTAGTTTCAACATCTATAAATACCTTTGGCAAGTCTTACAACGCCTACGCCCATATTTGTCTTTCGTAGTTTGCGATTTACGATATTTTCTTTTAACAGTAGTTTTAATCTTTTGAGTAGCCATTTATATCACCATCTCTACCTATATAGTTATTAGAACCACTCTCGTTAGATTGTTCTACTTCTTGCGTAGTTTTTATTGTTCCTATGTCGTTTAACAAATAGATGTTATATGCTAGTGAACCTATTAATACAACAAAAGTAATTATCCACATTATAAAGAACCTATTATTATATGTCTTAATAGTGTGCAATATCTCTATTGCTCCACTATTTTCCTGTATCTTTTTAAAGTTGCTCTCTATACTTTTAATGTTTTTATCTATTCTTTCTGTGTTTGCGTCTACTTTTTTAACTAAATCTTCTAACTCCATTTTATTTCTCCTTTGAATGATATGTTTTAATATGTTCTTCCATTTCATCTCTTACCATAGTTCTAAAAGTTTCTTTATAAGTGTCTAGCATTTTTTTAATATCTTTTATATCACTTGCTATATTCTTATAATCGTCTTTTAGCTCTTTTAATTGGTATTCGATTAACTCTTGGTGGTTTTCTTTTGTAGATTGTTTCGCTTTATCCATACGATTTGTTACGAAAGTTACAACGCAAAAGATTACACTAATAATTGTACATATAACAGGTATTGTTAATTCCATAGTTGATACCTCTCTCTCTTCTACTTTTATTATATTTGCACTTGTCAATAAATGTCAAATAATTTATTACAATTCTATTATTGTAAAGCATTTTTCAACTGCGTAAATTAGTTCTCTTTCCCTCTCTATTTCTTCTTTCATACTTCTCCTATTTTGTATATTCAATAACTATTGCAACATACTTTAATCCTTGTGATTGTAAGGTTGTTCCAAGTCTTACTTGTGGTGTATTAGTGTTTACCAATAATAGTGCAATATAATAATTTGCAAGTTTAGAGTGAACATTAGGGAAGTTATACCATTGATTATACGTTGAACTAAAACCTACTCCCCATAAGTTTACTAAACCTACCATACCATTTATTGCCACCCCACTTGTGTTTTCCCCACTTATATCACCTAAATATTGCACTTGCCTATATATTGTTCTACCATCTATCCAAACGCCAATAGGAACTTCAGTTGTTGAATATATATCTTTACTTGCATTATCTATTGCACTCAATACATTTACTGCATTATTCCCATTGGTATCGGCTACAAATAGGTCACCATTTATTTTTACATCTGTTGCTCCTGCGTCAAATGTAGGAACACCTCTTAATACTTTACCATTTATTCCACTATCTTGGTCGGTTGTAAGTTTATCTTCTATGTAAAGAGTGAATTGTCCTGTTTCCGTATAAGGTATTATATTTGTGATTGTATAGTTATTGATAGATACAGTATGGTTCGAATTATCGTAAACATAAGATGTGCTAGGTATTGTTACCCAACTGCCTTCTCCTAATTTATATTTGATAATTGCAGCATTTGCTGTACTTCCAAATGTTTGTTGATAATACTTAGCTGTCATAGTTACATTAACATTTGGGGAAGTAGGCCCTGTTCTCTTAAAAGAAAATGTCGCTATATCTACTGGTGTATATTCTAGTGTTGTTAATGTTTCTGTTTTATTTGCAACATTCGTTCTACTATCTATTACAGCTACTTGAATTGTATTGGACACAATAGGTATTGTTGCAACATAATTGCTATTTTCAAGTTCCGCAGTATAAGAAGTATTGTTATGCGTTACAACAACACTACTAATTGTAGCGTTCTTCTTTGGGTTTACAGGTATTGTAAACTTTACAAGAGAAGCATTTTTTACAACAGTAGAAGCAGTTGTACCCATTAAAGGAGTTATATATGGGTTTGTTTCTAATTTTGTAATTGTTCCTATTGTTGGGTTTGCGTTTGCAATCGTTAATGTTCTTTCTAAAGATGGTGAGTTATATACCTGACTACTAGTTGTAGTTGTTCTTAATAAGAATTTAACTTTCTTAGAAGGGGAACCTGTTACATATTGTTGTAATGCTGTTTTTTCTTCGTTAGTAAAATTAAATGTATAACTACCATTTGCTACAACAACTGCTCTATAATTTACATTAGGTATTAATGTTTCGTCCTCTTTAGCTATTGTAGTCTCTACTGTTGCACCCTCAAAACCTAATGCAGTTGAATATGTTATTTCAGGACTATCTTCGTCTGTAAAACTTTCTGGAGCAGTTTTTAGTATTGGGTATCTATCTATGTCTGGTACTTTAAAACTACCACTTGCAGAACCACTACCACCAAATGAAGCACTCCAACTTGTTGTTACTTTCTTTGTTGGACTTGAACCATCTTCGTTATGGTCTAATGGTATTGTTTTTGTTTGTATTGTTGTTGTTCCACTAAATGTAGTTCTTGAAGTATATTTCTTTGTTGTTCCATCTAGTTTTGCTGTTGCACTATCGAATGAGTAACTAACCCACCCACTCGCTAATAAAAATTTACTTTGTATTGTTACTGATGTTTGATTGTTTTCAATGCTTTGTGAATTATATTTTGCATAAGTTTTAATTGTTCCATAAGTAATATTAAAGGAACTAATCTCTTGATAATCTTTTGTTAATACAATTGTCGCCATACTATTCACCTCCCATATAGAACCAACCTGTTCTTTTTTCAGAACTAGGTTTATATTCTTCTACTCTATGATTTCCTGCAACAAAGTAATTTGTTACTGATAGGTTTTCCATTTCGGCTTTGCTTGTTTGTTCAGTTTCATCGTAACCGAAAAACGCTAAAGGTTCACTTAAATTACTAGAGTTTATTCTAAACTCTGTATTTGTCATAGTTGTAGATATTTTAGAGTTGCTTGTTGATACATTCAACCCAGTGTCATTTATTGTTACACTTGTTGTTTTTACAGCTTTAACACCATTCTCTAATGTTTCGTTAATTACATTAAATTGTTCTTGTGTACTACTTTGCAATTGTTGTACTGTGCTTTTTACACCATCTTCTCCATTAATATCTGTGTTTAAATTTGAAACCCTTGTTTCTATTCCATCTGCTCTTATATTTAATGTTGCTATAAGACTTTGTGTATCACTTATTTCGTCTGCTTGGAGTTTTATTTCACCCTCTAGGTTATCTACTGTTGTAGAAACTCTTTTTATCTTTTGAGATTGTGTCCCACCTATTACATTTGTTGTTGCTTCTTGTTGTGCAGTAGGTATAGATACTTGTACATCAGACATAATTGTCATTTCGTAAGTTGTAGTGTTATCGTTTAATGTAGGATAACTTGTACCATCTACATCGTAATTAACTATGTCCCAAGCGTCTAAACTTAAATCTCCATAGTTTCTATGTTTTAAAGAATATATTAAAAATCTATCTTGTGTAAAGTAACTATTTATATCTATGCTAAAAGGTAAATCGTTACTAACTTGCATTATGTTTGTTTGACCTAGTTGTGTACGCATATTGTTATATATATCTTCAAGTTGGTCTGCAAGTTCACCTTCTATTTTTGTATATGTTGGTGTGT